TATATTTTCAACAAGTGATAAATATCAATGTGTATTTGATAAAATATCTTATATGGAATGTCATATATGTAAAAAATTAGTTAGTAATGTTATACATATGGATAAATTAATATGTGAAACCTGTATTAAGACGGGATACTAGTAATTGGTGTTAATTTCCAAGATGAAATAGAATTAATAATCACTTTTTCATCTATTTTATTTTTTAATCTAACTTTTTGACCATTAAACTGAGAGCCTATAATTATCCAAGCATTTGGCATATATTTATACATTTGATTACCGTCATCAAAGACTGTTATTTTTTGAGGTATTCCAAAATCCATTATGTATTTAATATTAATTTATCTTTAATATTAAAATTCAATTTATACCAGAGAATCCATAATATCAATATTCACAATTTTTTGTTTTTTAATCTTTTTCTTTGAACTTGTATATTCAAAAAATAATCCATTTTCAATTTGTTTCTCAGGTAAATGATTATGTACAGTTCTAACTATCATTTTATATAATTTAAATTCAGGATAGCGTTCTTCGCCATTATTTTTATAAAGAATATTTCTACCTTTATCATCTTTTGTCCATTCTATAATTAATTTTGCTATAGGATTTTGTATAGTTTTTTGTTCTTTTATATCTTCTACAAAATAATCAAATAATGAACAACCAAGCCTACATAAATCAAAACTTTTATTGGGTTCCAATCGAGGTTTTTTTTGATTAAAATAAGGTTCGCAATTATATTGTGTAGCCGCGTCACCTTTTTTATGATAACTATCACTACATATTATTTTTCCTTTAAAATTATAAATAGCCCTACCGAAATCAATTATTTTATATATCTTCCCATAAGTAGGAACTCTGTAATAAACATTATTATATTTATAATTAATAAATTTCTTTTGAGTTGTAATATACATTATATTATTTGTATGTAAATCATTATGTGTAAAATTAAAAACTTTTTGATATGTTATTAACATCATTATAATTTGAAATAAGCAAGATTTCCATTCTTTATTTGTTAGTTCATTATCTTCATCATCTAATAAAGAATCTAATGTATTTTCTAATTTTTCCAAACATATAATTTGAACTGGAAAATTATATACAGTAGCATTAACAATTTCTTCACTTTCCATACTTGAATAATCTGATAATTGTGAATTACTTAAACTTTCGTCACTATCTTCTTCTTCTTCACTTTCCTCGCCACTTGATGTATTTGTATTAGATGAACGAGAAGAACAAGTAGAAGAAGTTTTCTTGGAACTTTTTGAAGTAGAATTATTTGTAGAATATTCTTCTTTTAAAGAAGAATCATGCATTTTCAAATTCTCTGAAGTTAATACAAACATTCCATCAAACATATCATTATCAATATTTTCACATTCTAATTCTATATCATCTCCTGTTTTATTTAATTTTAGTTTTTTTCTATAATTTCGTGTATCGCCTTCTAAAAGTTTTTCTTCATCTACATCATCGGCTAAGAATAATTCATTTTTATTTTTATGAAAAAAGGGAGAATCATATAAATATTCCAAATCATCATAAATATTTAATTTAAATTCATCTTGAATTGTTAAAAATGAACCATAAAAATTACTACCATGAATAAATCCATTTTCATTTAAAAGTTTAGAAGATAAATATGAAAAAAAACTATCCACATATGCTGAATTATTTACATCTAGAACTTTTTTACAACATTTATTACTAATTGTTTTAGGTAAAGAACAAATTACTTCACTATCTATATGTTTATATTTACCTACCATAAATTTAACTGGATCTAATAAAGGAGAAAATTTAAAAAATGAATCATATTGTTGTATCGCTTCTGTTTTGTCGTCTTTACATTTAATTTTAAAACAATTATTATTATTTCTATCTAATATAGATTCAATACTATAACGGTTATTCAAATTTATATTGTTAAAATTTCTTTCATCAAGAGAAAAAAATTTGGAATATAAAGGAATATAATTTTGTATATTCGAAAAACCATTTTTCTCTAAATAACTAAACAAACAAGAGTTGTCATTTTTTTTATAAAAGATATCAAACATTGAAATCTATATATAGGTTTTTTATTTCATTTAAACTAATTTATGCGTAAAAAAAACAAAAAATTAGTGAATTATTTAATATAAAGAATGAATTTGGAATTAAAAAAGTTTGATATGAAAAAAATTTCATTTAAACCAAATGAAAATCAAGGACCAGTTATTGTTTTAATTGGTCGTCGTGATACAGGTAAAAGTTTTTTAGTAAGAGATTTACTATATTATCAACAAGATATTCCTATAGGAACTGTAATATCTGGAACAGAGGCTGGAAATGGATTTTATGGTAAAATGGTACCTAAATTATTTATTCATGATGAATATAATACTGCTATTATTGAAAATATTTTAAAACGTCAAAAAATAGTAATGAAACAAGTAAAAAAAGAAATGCAAGCATATGGGAGGTCAAATATTGATCCAAGAACTTTTGTTATTTTAGATGATTGTTTATATGATAATAGTTGGGCAAGAGAAAAGTTAATGAGATTGCTTTTCATGAATGGTCGTCATTGGAAAATTATGCTTGTTATTACAATGCAATATCCTCTTGGTGTTCCACCAAATCTTAGAACAAATATTGATTATACATTTATTTTAAGAGAACCTTATATCGCAAATAGAAAAAGAATTTATGAAAATTTTGCGGGAATGTTTCCAACATTTGAAAGTTTTTGTCAAGTAATGGACCAATGTACTGAAAATTATGAATGCCTAGTTGTAGCAAATAATGCTAAATCCAATAAACTTGAAGACCAAATTTTTTGGTATAAAGCCGTTGCTCATAGAGATTTTAAATTAGGTTCGAAAGAATTTTGGGAAATGTCAAAAGGATTGGATTCAGACGATGAGGATGATGGAACTGCTTTTGATCCAAAAGCTGGAAGAAAAGGTCCATCTATCAATGTTAAAAAGAGTAAATGGTAAATTATCATAAAAAATTTTTTAAATGATAATTTATCTAAAATATCAATGGGCATCCGTGTGCGTCCAGAACTGCTCCCTCAGTGGCGGTCCAAACAATACCTAATATATATAATACAAGAATAACAATTGCCCATATACAAGCTCCACAATTAGCAGCGCATTTCATATACGCTTCTTTATCGTTTGCTGCTTCCAGTTCATCATCGTTTTTATTACAGCAACATAAACAGCAGAACCCCATCGTTATAATAGAACAACAGCCGCCAAATAATACACCCATATACATTCCAAATAAATCCCATCTTCCCATATTACCAAATCCAGAACCAAATACGGCTGTAAATGGAATCGCTTGTAATACCAATGGGACAACGTGGTCTGTTCCTGATTTTTTACATTGACCAAGATTTGTATCAAACATATAACATTTCTTAGGAATACAATAATTTTCATTTTTTACTTGCTCTAAACAAGGATACGGACATTTACATTTAGTAGGTAATCCCGTACAATTAAATTTGGGACCGCCAACAACAGATTTAGTATTCAAAATCCTAAAACTGCTTGACATAGCAGTTGATAGGAAGGCTGCGAATAAGACTACACTGAGAGTTGTTTTCATATTTGCGATGGAAGACAAGAATTTGGACATAATACTAGTTAATGTTTTATTGAGTTTGTAATTTATTTTCAATTTTCAAATTAAAAATACTAATTAATGATTGAGATATTTCCTTGCTTGGTATTTTTTCCCCTTTTTCTAATTTCATATATGTCTCTCTAGTAATATCAAGTTTATGACACATGTTTTCAATAGTTAATTTATTAAGTAGTCTTAGTTTCAATATAATCTTACCTGATTCTTCTGCTTCATTAACAAAAAAATTTGAATCGGCATCTGGAGATAATATTTTTGGAGAGATTTTATTATAAACATTTCTTTGTAGTTGATTTGTTGTTTTTATTTTTGGTGGCATTATTACTATAGCATAGCAGTAACTTTTTATATTACTTCTATTTGTTTAAAATTTCCTCCACCAAGAACCTTATCAAGTTGAACTTCTCTATTTTTCTGTGCTATTATTTCAGTTATTTTACAATTATGAGATTCAGGTGTTCTATGTTTTGGACAAAATGATTTTCCACATTTACAAACAATACATAAATCAACCATAGTGAGTTTCTTTTTACATTTTTTACCATCTTCCAATTTGCATTTGCATCTTGGAACCTTTTTTTTGGTTTTTTTGGATTCTTGGACTTGGGGTTTTTCGTTTTCCATATTTATAATAGTAATAAATTTTATTAATTTATATTTAATAAAATTCAATTTTAATAACTTAATATATTATAATGATTAAACCTACATATATTATAGGAATTAGTTCTATTGTAGCAGCGTTAGGTACGCTACCTGAATTATTAAAAGTGATTGATAATCCGCATTATGCGAAAGAACTTTCAACTAAAATGTTAATTATTCGCGCGATGGCCTTTTTATTTATGGCTTATGGATTAGGAAAAAAACATCCTATTGAAATTAGAATATTATTGCTAGCAATATGG